ATAGTAATACTTTCATTGAGAATAACGCATATATCTACAGTTTCTTTGGAAGAAAGAGACGATTACCAGAAGCTAAATCTACTAATCAAGGAGTAGCTAAACACGCAATTAGGTCTGGTGTTAATTTCTTAGTTCAAAGCGTAGCTTCTGATATTAACCTACTTGGGCTAATTGAACTAACTGATTGGATTAAGCAAGAAAACATTGGAAATCAAATCATTCCATTTACCGTTGTTCACGATTCTATTGTAGCTGAAGTGAAAGAAGAACTAGTAGACGATTACATTGTAAAAGTAAAAGAATTTATTCAAAAAGATAGAGGATGTTCTATTCCTGATTGTCCTATCGGAATGGATTTTGAATTAGGCCCTAGTTGGGGAGACCTTGAGAACTATTAATGAGTAAGTTTAAAGGAATAGAATTTCCTTTTTATGGTTTAATAGAAAAACCTTTTGATATTAGATTTGAAGCTAGTCGGATAGAAATAAAAGTAAATCAATCTGATTATCAGTGGAAAGTTGTGGATGATAAAAGTTTAGAGGGTGATTATTTTTTTAGACAAGTACAAATGTATAATAAAAAATATACAAAGTTACATTTTAAATATACTTGTAGAAATATGAGAGAGCTTTTAAACTCTAAAAGCAAATGGGGAATAGATAACGAAGCACAAATATTTGATTTATCTAAAAAAGAAAAATATAATCTCGTTTGTAAAAAGATAAAAAGAGTCAAAGATAATTTAATATGGGTTGAAGAAATTAGCTACCCCTTTGAAATAAATACGGATAAAATAAATCTGAAAGAAAACTATTATGCAACACTAGTAAATATTGATAGGTGTTGGTATCCATTAGAGTTTTCTTTTTCTAAACACGGAAGAATTGCGATACACTTATGAGAATATTAATTATGGGGCTACCCGGTTCTGGTAAAACTTGGTTGGGAGAAAAATTAGGAAAACATTTTGGCGTTCCTTTTTGGGATGCTGATGATGTCAGAAAAATATATAATGATTGGGACTTTTCCCCGTCAGGAAGAGAAAGACAAGCTCTTAGAATGAGAAAATTATCAGAGCTAAATCCTACGAGTATTGCTGCTTTTGTCGCACCTTTACCTGGATATAGAACTTTTTTCTTTCCTGATTTACTTATCTGGATGGATACAGTAGAAAAAAGCGAATATGAAGATACAAATAAATTATTTAAGCCCCCACAAAAATACGATTTAAGGATAACAAAATGGATAGACGAAAACCAACTGTACAAATGCTTGGAAGATTTCAACCCTGGCATGAAGGACATAGAGAGCTTTTCAAACGCGCTCACGCAAAAACTGGCCAAGTGGTCATAATGATTCGTGATACTGGAGAAACTTATCACAATCAACAAGACATGATAAAAGATTTAGAAACACACGGGTACACTCTAGACGAAGACTTTATAATTTTAGAAGTTCCTAATATAGTAAATATTACCTATGGTAGAAGAGTAGGATATGTGATTGAACAAGAATCTTTTTCACATGAGATAGAAGAAATATCTGCTACAAAAATACGAGAAGAAATTGATCGAGTTGCCGTGCTAGGAGAAGAAAGATAGTGAAACATCTGGTTAGTCTTGATGATTGGGAAGCTATTAAATATAAAAATTTTTTTAATTTAGTAACGGATTTTAAATTTAAAAAAGTATATTGTCCTACTAAAAATTTAATATTATGTAATCTATTTTACGAACCCTCTACCAGAACTTCCTCTTCTTTTGCCTCAGCTATGTGGAGACTTGGCGGGCAAGTAATATCTATTAATGACGTAAATTATAGTAGTGTTTCTAAAGGAGAGAACTTAGAAGACACTATTATTACTATGGGTAACTATTGCGATATTATTGCTTTAAGAAGTAAAAATGCGGGAGACGCCCAAAAAGCCGCAGAAGTAAGTTCTGTTCCCATAATAAACGCAGGAGACGGAAATGGAGAGCATCCTACACAAACATTATTAGATTTGTATACAATTTGGGAAAAATTTGGAAGAATCACTGATTTAACTATCACTTTTGTAGGAGACATCGAAAACGGCAGAACAGTGCATAGTTTAGATAAAGCTTTGGGCAGTTGCACTAAGCACTATGCAGATACTTTTGATAAAAGTATTTGGCCTACTAGTGATATATATTATCTAACTAGGGTACAAAAAGAAAGAGGTAGTGAAGGTAGTTATTCTATGAGAAAAGAGCACATTAAACATATACCGAATGACGCTATAGTAATGCACCCTTTTCCTAGAAACGAAGAAATACCTAGATGGTTTGACAATGATCCAAGGGCAAAATATTTTGAACAAATGAAAAACGGGTTGTTTGTAAGAATGGCATTATTACATGAGTACATTTAAGAAAATAAAAATAAAACACGCAACCATAGCAGATAAAATATATATAAAAGAATCTGATATTGAAGATTTAGATTCTTTTCTACAAGCATATACTTATTTAATAGGCGATGAAATTTTATTTACATATGAACATGATGAAGATAAAGATTTATATGCTGTGCCAAGTAATTCATATAAAAAACTATCCTTAGAAAAATACGAAGATTTAAGAAATTTTGATAACGCAAAAGGACCTTTTCCTTTCAGTGGACAATTAAGACCAGAACAACAGGTTATGGTTGACGAATTTTTCTCAATAGGTGACAGAGTTAGAAGTGGGCTATTTCAAGCACCTTGTGGTTGGGGAAAAACATATGTAGCTTGTAACTTAATTGCAAGAGCAGAGAAAAAAACTTTAGTTTTAGTTCATACAAAATTATTATTTAGACAATGGATTCAAGAATTAGAAAACCAAATACCTTTCGTAAACATAGGTAAAATTGGTGATGGATTATACTCTGTGGAAGATATAACTGTAGGAATTTATAAAAGTGTGCTAAATAATATGGATCAAATACATGATGAATTTAGTTTATTAATTGTAGATGAAGCACATTTATGCCCTGCAGATATGTTTTCTCAAGCCGTAAATTCTGTAAATTGTAGAGCAAAGATAGCCATCACTGCTACCCCAAAAAGAAAAGACGGTAAACATGTTTATTTAGATGATTATTTTACTTCTTTTAAGTCTTTTGCTAAGGACCCACGCCAACTCTTAGACCCTACCGTAGAAATTGTTTCTACAGATATTCCTTTTATGGTTATCGACCCTAAAAGAGATTGGAGTCGTCAAATCAATAAACTTTCTAAAAATCAAAATTATTTAAAGTTAATTGCAGAAACAGCAATTGCCAAAATTGCTAATGGGCGTTGTCCTTTAATATTAGCAGACAGATTAGATATGTTAAAAGATTTGAATAAAATGATACCAAATAGTGTTCTAATGATAGGGTCTACAAAAGAAGAAGAGCGTAAAGAGGCGCTAGAAAATGTAGGAAACAAGTATAAATGTGTTTTAAGTACTAAACTGTTTGATGAAGGTATTAGTTGTCATAGGTTAGATACTTTGTTTTTAACTTGTCCTAGTAATAATCCTATCAAGTTAGAACAAAGAATAGGAAGAATTATTAGAGAACATCCTGATAAACAAAGACCTTTAATCGTAGATTTTTGGTTAAGAGGTCCAATTGTTGGTAAACAGCAAAAAATTAGATATGATTGGTATGGGCAAAATAAATATGAAATCTAATAAAACATATTATAGCTGGTATAAGTTAAAAAAAGATGCAGGTGGACACCCTGAAGGCATATTAATCTTGACTTATGCCCTGTATAAAAGATATAATACAATATTAGGTAAAAACACACAGCAGCTTTGTAAAAAATTACATATAGAAAAAATTCCTGCTAAAATTGTTAAGGAAAACAGAGTCATTGTTTCTTATGAATTTAAAGAAGTAATTTCTCATTATGTATGTAATGAAGAACAAAGTTATTTTACAAATGGAAGTTTTTTAACCACTATTTGTCCTGTTAGAAAAAAGTTAGAATATTTATTCTTACTTTCTATGAGACCTGCTAATGATTTATCGGCAAGGATTCCTCTAAAATTTTTGACACAAGAACAAATCACATGGGCAATTAATAATCCATTTATAAAAACCATCGAAGACAAAATAGTTTTCGTTCCAGAATTAATACGAAACAAAGGAGAAAAATAGTATGGTATCATGGGATAAAGCAAAAGGAAACACGGGTGGTAACACCCAAAGAAGAGAAGTTGAAAGACTTTCTCTACAAATTGGAGATACTAAAGTCAGACTTATTGGCGATGTATTACCTAGGTATGTTTACTGGATTACAACAAATGAAGGTAAAAAAATGCCTGTTGAGTGCTTACGATTCAGTCGTGCGACTGAGCAGTTCGACGACTCACAACCAGATCCGTTCAAAGAACTTGATGAAGCAATTTTTGCAGACAAACCTCAGTTTGCTTATGTTTGTAATGCGCTAGATCGTTCGGATGGAAAAATCAAATTGTTTGATCTACGGTCAACAATTTATAGACAAATTGTAGATTATGCATCAAACCCAGAATATGGTAATCCTGCGGATGATACAACAGGTTACGATATCACTATCAAAAAAGAAAAGACAGGTCCTCTACCACAGAATGTAAAATATACTTGCATTCCCGCACGAGCTAGTGTAGCGCTCTCAGAAGTGGAAAAAGGTCTTGAGACTTATGATCTAGATCGCATCTACAAGCGTCAAACATATGATGAGCAGAAGCAATGGCTTCTACAAAATACAGCGTATTTTGTTGGAGAAGCAGGAGATGAAGCAATCGCTGAAGGTGTTGAAGATCTAGACTAATGGTAAAACTTTCTGAAATTCAAGTTAACGAAGAGCAAGAAGCTGCTCCTGAACAAGACTTTACTGAGGAAGTTCCTATTGATCGTGAATTTCTAAAGAAACAAAATATCTTTTTCGCCACTCCTTGTTATGGAGGAATGATTACAGATCAGTACTTTTTAAGTATGTTTAAAACAACACAGGCGTTATCACAAATACCGTGTTCTTTTAGGCTAACTACACTAAGAAATGAAAGTTTGGTGACCAGAGCTAGAAATATTCTTACAGCAATGTTTTTAGACAGCGATGCATCACATTTATTCTTTTTGGATGCAGATATTGAATGGGAGCCAGAAGCCATTATGAGAGCAATATCGGCAGATAAGGATATTGTTGCTTCTGCATATCCTAAAAAAGCGTTACCAATTCAGTATGCTTTAAACTTTAAGTTTATTGATCCAGTGAATAAAAGAATTAGGTTTGAAAATGGGTTAGTAGAAGTTCTAGACGCAAGCACTGGTTTTTTCTGTATTAAAAGACAAGTGTTTGAACGAATGATGCTAGAATACCCAGAACTTCATTATAAAAATGATAGTAATATTGATGAAAAAATAGCAAAATATTGTTATGCGTTTTTTGATACACATATTGACGAAGAAGATAGAAGGTATTTATCGGAAGATTATAGGTTTTGTCGTTTATGGCAAAAGTTAGGGGGAGAAATTTGGTTAGACCCTAAAACTAAGTTGAATCATATTGGTACATATACTTTTGAAGGTAATGTAGATAATATAATTTCAGTTCACGGTCCATAATCATGAACATCAAGTTTCACTTAGTAAGAGAATGGGAGGGCTTGGATATTCCAAGTCCTTTTCCTGCGTCTAAAGGTGTTCCTCCTTGGATGAAACACCTAACCCCTGAAGCTGAACGAGAAGACTACCAAACAGTTAAAAGATGTATCCCGTTTTTAGATGCAATGACTGCGGGATACATAATACCCCTACCTTTTGATCTAACTATTGCAATCACTCCAACAGGAAATCAATTACTTTGGAAAAATGAAGAAGAAAGAGACCGTCTTTCTAAATATACAATAGTAGAAAACCACGACTCTTCTCAATATCCTGGAGCGCCTTTTTCACAGTTTAAAGTAATAAAGTTTTATAATCCTTGGATCATAGAAACCTCCCCCAACACATCTTGTATGTTTGTGCCTCCACTAAATAGACCAGAACTACCTTATGTTCCCTTATCAGGAATTGTAGACACCGATCAATATTTTAATACAGTAAACTTACCTTGTGTATTTCCGGGGCTAGATGTTGGTCATCAAATTGATTTAAAAATGGGAACACCAATGATTCAAGTTATTCCTTTTAAACGACAAGAATGGAAAAGCTCTATTACAAACCTAAAAGAGGGTGTTTTAACAAGAGCGCACGAAACTAGAGAGGACATGAGAAATGATAGAAAAGAATGGTATAGACGCAAGAAGTGGCAAAAAAAGTCATATCGGTGATGAAGACTTAGTTGGAATACCTAAATTTTATAACAAAGAACATGACTTTTATAGTCACAATTTATTTGATTTTCATAAATTTGGTCTAAATATAAAAGCCGCTAGTTTAGTAAAAGCAATAGAAAATTTTAAAGATTTTAAAGGAATCCCGATTGTGCAGCCTTATGGTTGGATGAATCTCAACCTTTATGATGACGAAATTATTGAAGGAGTAAAGTGTGTTAGTGATCTTATTTCTGTAAATCCTAATGACTACCCTAAAAATACAACAAAAGATGTTAAAAAAGTTTTAAAGTCTACTCTTATTACAGAATTTTTATCTTTTAAAAATGAGAACAATTTATTGTTTTTAAGTGGGGGAGTAGATAGTGTATTATGTATGTTATTAGCTAAAAGCATGTCTTTACCCACAAAATACATTCATATACATGTAAATAAAAATACAACTGCTTACATACAAGTTTTGCAGAAACGATATAATTTAGATATTGATTATATTAACATAGAAGATATTGAGATTACTGATGATTTTTATAAAAAATCACTTACTTACAATCCTAATTTATGGCCGGTAGGAGGAACAGCAGATGTTCAAGTAGCTGCAATAGCTTGTCTTGATAGGTACAAAGAATATCAGAATGTTATTATAGGGATACGAGAAAGATATTTATTTGGACATTTTTGGAATGTTTATGAATTAACGGAAAACGATTTTGAGTTTGGGCACTATAACTTAAAATATGGACCGTATCTTAAATTTTTTCCAGACAAAGAAAGAACAAAATGGGCAAGAAAATATGCTAATAAATTAGAAAGACAGAAACATGTTTTTAAATTTATGAGAAGTTATGTTAATTTTGAGGGGCTAACAAATAAATATTTTGCTAAATCAGCGTATTCTAAAAACTTAATTCAAAGCAGTCATGGTATGGAAGATAAAGAAGAATTAATAAAAAGTGCTTACAAAGTGCCACAACAAGAAGTCTGTAAAGAAATAGATTCGGGGTGGGAACCAATAAAGGATCAAGCTACTACAACCTTTTTTCGTGCGTTTCCTGTTTCTCACGAACGACACATTTATAACTGGTTTATAAACTATGAAAAAGCAAGACGCACGGGTGGCGTGGCGTTGTAGAACTACGTTCTTACGTTGTGTCTCTCCGAGACAGCAATGTGTGTAATGTGCGAGCCTTGTTCCACAGCTTTTACACTCTGTGTTAACGTTGTTTACCAGCTATGCCCCAATAGTAGCATACTTTTTGATCTTCGTCAACACTTAAAAAATAAGATTTTACTATTACTCTTTTGGGGCAGAAATTGTAATGAAACTGTAACATATTTATGTTATACTCTAAAAGTAACTAAAGGGTTGCATAACAACAACTGAAAGGTATAAAATATGACCGACCTAACAATATGGATGACAATTGGCTTTTTATTAGCTGCCTATAGTGTCATCGCAAACGATTCTGTACAAACTCTCGGCACATGGATCGCTTCTAATAACGAGAGATTTAATTGGAAGACGATGTGGTTTGCCGCGTCGTCTGTTTTGTTATGGGCACTATGGTATGGTTGGTATGTAAATGGTGGAGACATTTCATATGGCAGGCTAAATAAGATTCCGTGGCAAGAAGTGCAATGGTATCATGCAACGGCTCCGGCTTTGTTGTTACTACTAACTAGAATAGGAGTTCCAGTTTCAACTTCCTTCTTAGTGTTATCAGCATTTGCATCGACATTTGTGCTAGAAAAAATGCTAATGAAATCAATGATGGGATATGCAGTCGCGGCTGTCGTGGCATATGCAATATGGCATATCGTATCTAGAGTCTTAGATGAGAAAAAACCTGTCAGCGATAAGTATAAAGCATATTGGCGAGTAGCCCAATGGTGCACTACAGGATTCTTATGGTGGACTTGGTTATCACATGATATGGCTAATATAGCTGTTTTTCTTCCAAGACAAATACCAGTT